TCTTAGGATTTTAGATATAAAAAGTCTCATCAAATTCGTTTGGCTAACTCATTGTATCAAATACTTTTAATTTAAACAACCTGTATCAGTACTTTTCTTGAACACAGCTATTTTTTATGCATTTCAATTTTTTGTTGTGGGCTATATATTAGTAATGAAAAACACCTACAACGATGAAAAAGTAATAATAAATCAAATATTTTATGCCAAAAGAAGTAAATGCGTGTCTAAATTAGTTGAATTTATATCAAGTCATGTGAATAGTAAAGATTTTAAGGATGAAAAAGATACATTACAACATTCATTTAGGAATTTATATTACAAGACTACATCAGACTATTACCGTTCTATTGATATTAATTATGATCCTAGAAAACTCACACTGAAGCATCACATCTGGACCATTTTCTTGACTATTAATATTATGTTGATTTTTGCAGCTCTTGATCAAATTAATATAACTGGTATTGATGTACTAATAGTGTTTATTTCAATAACATTTGGATCATGGTTTGGATATAAGATGGGCAAGCATTTTGGTAAAACTAACGTAATATATCCGATACTGGTGTTAAAAGGTTTGATTAATCATTACTTTCTTAAAAATAATATGAGTTTTGATCCCAGCGAAGACTACGAAGATAGAGAGTTACGCACTTATGATCCAACAAAAGAAATATTAAATGAAAGCACTGACTAAGTGCTTTTTTTATGCACAAAGGAGGTGGTAAGTCATGGCAGAAACAATCAAAGGAATAAATATAAAACTTGGCCTTGATGGCAAGGATTTAGACCAAGATTTAAAAGATATTAATTCAAATCTTAAGGAACAGCAAAAAGACTTAAACGCCATTAACAAAAACCTAAGATACGATTCTGGTAACTTGGACCTCTGGAAAGATAAGCAATCAAAACTCAATGGCGTATTAGAAGATACAAAGAAGAAGCTAGTTAATCAAAACGCACAGTTAGAACAAGCAAAAGAAGCAGTGAAGATTGGTGCGATGAGTGAAAGCGAGTATAACAAACTTAAACGAAGTGCAACTTATACCGAAACAGAAATCGCAAGACTCAATAACGAGTTAACAAGGACACAATCAAAAATTAAAGAGCTAGGTAACGCAAAGTTTGATAACTTAGCGAAACTTGGTGGCACCTTAACTAAAAGTATTACTGCACCTGTTTTAGGTGCCGTGACTGCATTAAGTGCCCTTGCAGTTAAGTCAGCTTATACAGCCGACACCATTGGTGATACCGCCATAAAACTTGGGCTTAGCGCAGAGAGTTTACAGGAATGGAGTCACACTGCCCAAATCATGGGAAGTTCCACAGAAAGCCTAAATAAGGCGTTTATAAAAGTCAATGGTATCCTTGGTGAAATCGCTACTGGTAATGGTGATAAAGTTGCGGATAGCTTAGCGCAAATTGGTCTTACGGTAGACGACTTAAAAAGTAAAAATACTGATGAGGCATTTGAAACTATAAGAGAAGCTTTGGCTGGTGTTGAGGACGCAAGTTTAAGAGTCGGCGTTGCTAATAAGTTCTTTGGTGAAAAAATCGGAACGGAACTAATCCCAGTTTTATCAAGTGAGAAAGATACTATTAAGGATTTACGTGAAGAAGCACGAAGACTCGGGATTGTGACAAACGAGCAAGCAGAAATCGCTGGTGAGTTCACAGATACCTTAGATAGAACGAAGCAAGCATTCTCAAGTTTAATGATTGACTTGGCCATGACTGTAATGCCAACACTTAATAAGCTGATTGAATCTGTGCGAGATGGTGTTATTCCAACATTAAAAGGCTGGATAGAAGCTTGGCAAAATCTAGATGGAACAACCAAAAAGATAGTGTTAACCTTAGTAGGTCTGGCTGCTGCAGCTGGACCTGTTTTATCCATTATTGGTAAGTTCGGACCCATTATAAAAACAGCAACAATAGCCTTTAAAGCACTCGGCGTCAGCGGCTTTTTTGCTGGTGCAGGAATTAACTTTGCAACTCTCGGAATTGGCGCACTCGTAGCAATTGTGGCAATTGCATTACTATCTAATGAAGAGTTTAGAGCAACCCTCATGCGATTAGCTGAAGCGTTTATGCAATTGTTAGAACCTATCATGGATATTGTGATGATACTCATGGAGGCATTAAAACCCATATTTGACATTGTGATTGACTTAATCATGATGTTGATTGATTTATTGATGCCACTAATAAACATAATCTTAGAGCCATTGCTCATGCAAATAGAACTATGGGCATCACTCTTTCAAACCTTAGCACCACTTATTCAATTAATAGGAAATATTCTCCAAGCCATACTAGTGCCAGCACTTAAACTCATTCAAAAAGCACTTGAACCTATTTTATGGTTAATCGAGAAGATACTTGGACTCATTGAGAAGTTGTTTGGTTGGATCGGTGGGCTCACTTCAAAAATGAAAGATGTCGGTGGATCTTTTGGAGATCTTACTGGTGGTGTACTTGATAATTTATCTGGATTCACTTCGAATTTAACTGAAGGCATCGGTGGTTTTGTCGGTACTGCTATTGAAGGCGTAACCGGAACTGTATCATCTATTGCAGAAGGCATTAACGGTGCATTGGGTGGTGCTAAGGACTTCATTGGTAATGTATCAGAAAACATGAGTGGGTTTGTTACAGGAACAATGAGCAAAATATCAGAAGCGTTAGGCGTAAACTTTAGTGGTGTGACAAACTTTGCAAACGCAGTTGGTGATGGACTAAAGGGAGCTGCAAACGCAGTTGGTGGATTCTTTGGTAAAGTTGGAGGCCTCTTTTCAAGTAAAGGCAACCTTAAAAAAGAACAGATAAACCATAACACCTCAAACGCAAATTCAAGCAGTGCCACAACCAACCTCGTCACCGTTAACACAACCTCACCAACCTTTGATATTGAATCTATAAACAAAGCATTAGGAGGCAGCTACTTATGATAAGAAAACTTTATCTGCTTAATGAGAAAGGTGTCTCCTTTATGTTTGATTACACTACACAAGTGTTAATCAGCGAACTCGATGGTTTAGGGTTTAGTCATGACATAAGTTACTTAAAGTATGGAAACTTCTATTTTAGTGTTGATAAAGAACATCCATTAACGAAAGTTACTGCAAGACTTACCTTTCTAAATGGCTATAAAGGGTATACTGACTTACTTGATTTCTTAAAAGGAAGTCAAACATTAGAATTACACTATTCCGCAAATGGCACCAAATATTGTTACATTGAGATTGAATCCATTGATAAAAAAGAGTTGATTGCAGGGACACTTCAATGTCTAGTCACATTCGATAAACTCTCGCCATGGTTAAGGAAATCAACCCTGCTGATTGACTTAGAAGAAAATATGCAAGGTAAGATTTATCCACACACTTATCCGCATAACTATTCGGTCACATTTGAGGGGAAAACAACACTCAATAATAGCGGAAATTATAAAGCCTTTATTCGTGTTGAGATAAGTGGTGCAGTCACTAATCCTGAGATTAATATTTATCAAAACAATCAGATTGTTACATCCATGAAACTCAACGTAGAAAGTGAGTTCTGTGAAATCACTGTGGATCCCAACCCTATGCAACAGGTTATAGAAATGACAGAAAATGGACAAACAAGAAACATTTATCACGAGCAAGATTTTACAAGAGACAATTTCTTGAAGGTTGATCCAGGATTGTTTGAAATTGAGTTTAAACCAGGTGTTTCAGAGTCAATATTATGTAGAGTCATTTTGACTGAAGTATTTACAGGGCATTAACATGGAGTTACTATTTTTTGAAAGAAACACCTTAATGTATAAAGACTATGGCTTAGTGGACTCTGATTTTGATATTAATATGGATTTGGTGATAAGACAAAAATCAACGTTTAAAGTTAACAAAACAAAGCTAAATATTAAACTAGGTGATATCGTAATCATCAAGGGATTTAGTTACTTCTATATTGGTGTTATTGAGTCAATTGAACTTGAAGATAAACACCATACAATCGTACATACAATAGATTTCAAAGAGATGTTCAATCTTGATGTACTAGTGAGTAATTTTACAGGTGATGTCGCTCAATATCTAGAAAACTTGATAAAGGATCACTTTATTCAATCAAGTGATCCAAACCAGAACTTGAACTACCTAACGGTCATTAATGAATCCAGTGTACAAGGAACACTCTATTTTGATGAAGATAAAATCATGGCCATCTCAGATGTCATAGAACTTATAACCAAATCCTATGGTGTAAGTGTCTTATTTGAAGTGGTCTTTTTACGTGGTAGAGTCACTGGGATAAAACTTCGTATCGTAGAAATTACAAGAGGATTGAAAATTAAAAGCAGTATCACAGAGATTACCGACTTAGTCATTAATGACAGTGAGGCTCAAATGACAAATAAAGTCGTGTTTTATCCGCAGTCAGATAATGAGATAAACGCAGGCACTCGTACATACTTTCTACTTACTGACGGTTCGATTACAGAAGAAGTGAATCATCCAAATAGATACCGGAATGTAAACGCAAAAGCATTTATGTACTCTGATAGCGAAACAGAAACACTGAGTATTAAAGCGCGAAATGAAATGATATCTTCCAAGCTTGATCATCATATAAGCTTTGTGATCAAGAAAAGCAGTAAACTTGTCACCTTTAACCTTGGTGATTTTGTTGAGTTTATTACAGAAAGTAAAACCTACGACTCAATAGTGACAGCTTTAAGATATGAAGGTTCATTAAACAAGGTGGCAGTGACACTTGGTGAGTACCGAATTCGGTTAACCGACAAGATAAAGCTACTTAACAAAAGTGTAAAAACCAATGCTGGCAATGTGCATATCAGCCAAGCAAATATTACAAATTTAGATGGAGGTGAGTTTTAATGGGTGTACAAAAAATCACTTTTGATGGTGCGAATGTATCCGCTAAAGTTGATGCAGATTTGCATCATTTTTTATTTTCAAATGAAATAGGCATCTTAAATGGACTTAAGTCAAGTGTGGGTTTTACGCTTGCAAATAACACAATCACGTTTACTGACGGCTATGTGGTTATTTACGGGAGGTTGATTACATTGAACCAAGTACTTCAGTAAGTGTCACACCGAATGCATCCCGCATGGGACTAGTAGTTATTGGTGTAAATACAAGTTCAAATGAAGTTAGAATTTATACGAAAGAACAATCGGGAAGCTATCCAACACTAATAAGAAACAATCTATTGAATAGCAATGGAACTTATGAACTTGCACTGTGTGCCTACACAAAAACAACGACATCAGTTACGTTAAATAGTTATTCACGTATGATGATAAATTCTGCAAAGGTCCAGGCATTTGAACAGCGAACCGAGATATTTAATGCCCTAAGGTATGAGCGTAAATCATTATCGAAAATTTCTAATGGGGTTTTTAGGTTTACAGTAAATGGCTCTCAAGATATTGACAGTGCATTAGTAGTGGCCATGGTTAACTCAGGAACTAGTGTCGTGGTTCCAGGTGCAATGATGTTTATCAATGTTGGGTCTAACACCTTTGTAAGATACGATTATGGATCATCTAGTTATACGATGGTTTTAAATTATGAAAACAATAACGTCACCATTTCACTCAGTAACACGACACATAACGTCACAGCATTATTTCTATATAGATAAAGAAGGAGCATTCATATGGCAACGATTCAAATAAAAAGACGTACCACAGCAGGAACAGGTCCTTTAACAGGAACGAGCGGTTCAGTTAGAGTGGGTGAACCACTCGTTGATATAGGGGGTGAGCATTTATACATTGCAAAGGCAAACAAAACGGGTACCTCAGCAAACCCGTTAGCTGCAGCAGACTATGTAGCATTTCCATCAGTCACAAAAGTTAATGGCCAAATTGATACTAAGATTAATGCGTTAAACCTTGGAACAGCAGCCACAAGAAACACAGGAACTGGATCAGGCAACATTCCAATACTTGATAGTAGTGGAAAACTCGTCGATACTATTATCCCTAAAATTGCAATTACCAATACTTTTGTGGTTGCAACCCAAGCTGCGATGCTTGCATTATCAAGCGCTCAAGAAGGGGACATCGCAGTAAGAACAGACTTAAACAAGTCGTTCATCTTAAAATCAAATGGATTTAGTACCCTTGCGAACTGGCAAGAGCTACTTACACCAACCGACGCTGTTCAAAGCGTTAACGGGAAAACCGGAACGGTTACGATTTCATTATCTGAACTTGGTGGTGTAGCAACAAGTACGTATAACTCGCACGTTTCTAGTAATCTTCACTTAACGCAGGCACAACGGGACATTATTGCAGGAGTGATTAATAGTAGAATCGCTGGAGCGGGTGGCGTTTCGTATGTTTCGAGCTTAGATGCCTATAGCAACTCAGTGATTCCTTCAGGACTCAAGTTATTTACAGAAGTTGATACGTCGTATTCACCAAATCGGATCTATTACCGCCTCGGTATTGATACTGATAAAGTATTACAACCAAGTTCAATTATTGATGGTGGAACTTACTAGTGGCCACGATTAGGGTAAGGCGAGGAACATCCACTCCCACAACCTCAAATTTAAGCCATATTGGTGAGTTAGGGTTTGATTATAATAATAACGTTTTATACGCAAGAAGTGCTTCAAGTGTTGTAAAAATCGGTGGCGATATGGAGCTTGTACATTATTATCAAGGCTCTGTAAGTGCATACTCATTAAACTATAATTTTGATCGTGACTATATTTATAAAGTACACGTTCTTTGCGCGACAACTGCCTCACATGCCGGTAACACATTAATTAATTACCGTGTATCAGGCGTCACAAATAACCTAGGGTCATACATCAATGTAAATGCCAATGATAACTATGCTGGAGTATCGAAAGCCAATGCACGCAACACATCATCTTTTACAGTGTTTGATGGGTATTCAGGCACCGTGACAGCATCAAGTGGTACAACTAAAGTTATTGATTTTGAGTTATCAGCAACCTTCCATAACAGTGTAAACATAACGCAACAATGGATATCAAAAGGCTATAGTGTTTGTTCGGCCACTGGCCAAAGCAATACTGGAATCACTTATGCAGATTTCGCACATAGTTTTAATGGCACATTCGGCGCGATAAGAGTAAACTCTGGATTTACATCAGGGACACGATCTTTTGCGATCAGCATTTATAGAATAAGAAGAAGGTAGGTAGCATTATGGCACTTATTAAATCATTAGACTCAAGTTTCGGTGTTCCTGTTGAATACCACCGTATTACTGCAGTAAACATTAATTATAAATCAAAAACCATCACAATCTGTGTGGCTTCCTA